ATCACACCATCGAAAATTGGAAGAGCAATCACAAGTCATGGAAGAAGGTGACGCTTTGAAAAGTATCATTGTACGTGGTCCGTTGCTGAGCGAGTCTGGATATGGTAATCACGCGCGACAGGTATTCAGGTGGCTGCTAAACAAGCACCCGGAATGTGAAATTAGGGTGCAGGTTCTGCCATGGGGCAATACAAGCTGGTACGTAAATCCTGACTCTGAGCAAGGTCTTATCGGCGAAATTATGAAGCGAACGGGGGAGATCAATAAGAAGTACGATGTCTCGTTTCAGATTCAGCTTCCTAACGAATGGGATCCTAACATTGCAAACTTCAACGTTGGTATCAGCGCCGTGGTTGAAGCTGATCGTTGCAACCCTGCGTGGATCGAAGCTTGCAACAAAATGAGCAGCGTGATTGTACCTTCAAAGTTTTGTGAAGTTGTTCTGAGGAATACAGGAGAGGTTAAAACTCCCATTATCGTTGTTCCTGAGAGCTTTACCTTCGAAACAACGCAGGATAACTCCAAAATTGATGTTGGCTTCGACACAAACTTCAACTTTTTAGTGCTCGGCACTATGACAGGAAATAACCCTTTCAACGATAGAAAGAACATCTTCTTTGCTATCAAGTGGCTCTGCGAGGAGTTCGCTAATGATCCTGACGTCGGGATTGTGATAAAGACTAACGTCGGCCGTGGCACTAGGATGGACTGGAGACACATCGAGGGAGTGATTGGTAAGGTCGTAAGTGAGGTGAGGAAGGGACCGTATCCGAAGGTTCACATCATTCACGGCATAATGTCAAATTCTGAGGTATCCGGTCTTTACCGTCATCCGAAGATTAAAGCGCTGGTATCTCCAACCCGAGGTGAAGGTTTCGGCTTGCCGCTGCTGGAGGCAGCGGCAGCTGGTCTGCCGATTGCTACCACCGGTTACAGCGGACACATGGATTTCATGAATCTCGGAAAGTTTATAAAGTTTGAGCACGATCTTGTCGAGATACATGAGTCTCGGGCCGATGGTAATATCTGGATAAAAGGATCACGTTGGGCCGAGGTCAGAGAGCAAGATTTCAAGAAGAAGCTTCGTAAGTTCAAGTCATCCCACACCGTTCCAAAGGAGTGGGCTGAGGAACTCTCTGCTAAAGTTAGAGCATCTCACAGTCCATCTGCAATCGATGAAGATTATGAGAGAAAGATAGGTCATATTCTGACATGATTTGGGTATTGCTCTCTGTGATAGCTGTTGAAACGATCGCGTTGGCAATTGCGTCCGCGTTCGCGTACAGATCTGCTATGATAATTTTCAGAGTGCAGGACGCAATTGAAGAGTCTTTGGACGTTTTAGATAAGAGGTACGAATCAATATCTAAAATACTAAAAATTCCACTTTTCTATGATTCTCCTGAAATCAAACGAGCCGTCGATGATATAAGGAAATCAAGAGAAGCCGTGCTTTACGTCGCTAACCAACTTGCGTCCGTGCAAGAAGATGAGGAAGGAAGTGGGGACAAAAAGAGTAATTAAAAGAGGCACGGGCACAGGCACGTTGTATTTTGACGCTGACACGCAACGCGCCATTGAAGCGTTTCAGCTGTCGCAGGACAACGCTACAAGGCACGGTCTGTATCTGCAAAAGATCATGCCAGCTTTTGACAAGCTGGTGGAGAGCTTGATCTTCATCTACGGATTCGCAACTCCGAATGAACCGATAGAACACCTAAAGAACGATTGTGTCACTTTTCTCTATGAATCTCTGCACAAGTTCGATGCAACTCGCGGCACGAAAGCTTTCTCGTACTTCAACGTTGTGGCTAGAAATTGGCTGGTAATCTCTTCGAAAAATCGGCAGAAGAAAGTTAAGCGATTCGTATCGATCGAAGATATAAAGGAGAGCAAATCAGCAGAAGCTGAGATGTACCATAACGCTCAGATAGGATCAACTCCCGAAGATCAGATGATAGAGTCTGGCCAGAGAGATTTGATACTGGAGATGCTGAAGAAGATTAAGAAATCTTTGAATCAGCAGCACGAGCAAGCTTGCATCGATGCTATCATAACGGTATTCGAGCAGATAGATGATCTTGATTTCTTGAACAAGAGAGCTGTTTTTGTCTACGTGAAGAACATATCGAATCTAAATCAGAAACAGATGGGATCGGCAATGTCTGTCATCAGGAAGCACTATCGTGCAATAACTAAAGGAGGAGGGTTCCTCTAATGGGCACGATAGACGCAATGCTGGACAAGCTGAAGGACAACAACAAGAAGATAGAGCAGTTTTCTGATATACTGGATTCCATCGAGAATGCATCTGAGAAGAAAAAGATGCTCTGGAAAGAGATCTATGAGAACGCGGTGGTTGATAGAACCAACGCTCACATACTTTTTACCGACCTGTACTCACAGATGGGAGGCTCGGCTGCTGATCATGCGACGTTGGGTCAAACTCTGACAAAGTATCTTGAAAGAATGTCAAAGAGTAATGAGCAGCTGCTCAACCTGGCGAAGCAGATAGCAGAGTCGGAGACATCCGCACCAGAGATGTCAGAAGATGAGATATTCGACAGGATCAAGAAGTAATGTCATCGATATTTCTGAGAGGGATGGTCGTTGATGTTGTTACCACGCCTTCCGGGCAGCCGTCTCTCGACAGATACAAATCGCTCGTTAGCGTCGCTGAGCTGAAAGCGTTCCCACGAAATACCGCAATAGTCAAGCAGGTTTCACGCGGAAATTCAAAGTTGACGAATAGAGAAATCGTGTGCTATCCTTTCTTCTCGTCCCATCTTTGTATGCCGCTGAAACCAGGCGAGTTCGTCTGGTTTGTGTATGAAGACCCAAAAGATGAAGGTCAGCTCGCCTACTGGATCTCCAGGATTAACGAACCTGAGCACGTTGAAGATGCAAATTTCACATTCTCAACCAGAACGTACTCGCAGTTGCCTGTTAAAGCTGCCAAGAAATCATCTGATAAGTTCGACGCCCCTACCGTAGAGTCCGATGAGATCGAGACAAATTCTTACAGGAGTCCGACGTCCGATCCGAATGAATTTGTAAGAATAGTCGAAGCGGCTCAGAGAGTTCATAGATTCGAGCCAGTTCCAAGATACTCAAAGAGACCTGGAGATCTGATACTGCAGGGATCCAACAATACGCTAATCATGCTGGGTGAGGAGCGCGGTCACGCGGCCAACGATCCAGCTATCATCACAACGAACTCGAACAGCGTTCAAGTGAAACCCGGAAGTGGAGCCATCGACATAGTGGTGGGTCGTGGGAAATTCGCTTCAACAAGTGGAAAGACTATAAAAAATGAGCTAGGAATATCAGAGATCGATAAAAGAGAAAAAGATAGCGTAGAGGGAGATGCTCACTTTCCGACAGACGCAGCACGACTCTACCTGACTGCAGACTCTGATAGATTCTCCAAGAGCAGTCCGGATGATCTGCTGCGGATTACATACTCAACTGATGCGTCAACTGGTGAAGCAAGCTTAAGCGAGCCGGGATCATTTTTTGTCGGGAAAGCTGATAACCTCCGCCTCGTGGCAAGAAGCGCAGGGTGTATCAGGATCGTGAAGGAACCTGACACTTCGGATGGGGGAGACATACTGAACGGCTCGTCATTGACGTTCTACAAGAATGGAGTTCTGCAGGCAGCCGCAAAGGAAGTTCATCTATGCTCGTACTACTCAGATACAGGTGCGAATCAGCCCTATGTGAGGTATTACCCACTACAAAAGTTTCTGAGCGCCGTGATGCAGGACATCATGACATTCTGTGATACACTTAAAACGCACACGACTCCCGGTTACGGAGCGCCGTCTCCTCAGATCAATATAGCAGCTGAAGCTCTGAAGACGTCAATTCAGAGTAGAAAATTAGCTTTCGATAGCTCAGCGCTTGATATAAACTCAAAATCAGTTTTCGGAGAGTAAATGCCGATCAAATCAGAGAAAAAAACGGACCTTGAGAAGAAAATCGCGGAAGCATTTAAAAACGCAAAAGACAAGGGGGCTCAGAACAACGTGAACCCCAACGCAGTTATCCAGACGCTCGCGCGTGAAATAGCCGATGCGATTGAAATGTACGCAAAATCTCTTAAAGTCACTGTCACTGTCAACGCAGGACAAGCGGTTGCGGGTGGCATCACGACGACCCCAGGATCAGGACAAAGCTAGTACGATTTTTCCTAACTTAGCTATTTAGTCGTAGGAGCTAAGCCAGCATGTCGCAAGCAAAATCGTACAGCTTCATCGGCGTTGGCACTAAGAAGAGCGCCTACGATTCGTACCAAGATACTGCTGTCGTTGCACCCCCTATCGGCATAAAAACTCCCGTTGAGCTAGGATCCGGTGCCGATGGCATCTTCAAAATGCACAGGGACCTTGGAGATCAGATCAAGGATAACCTTGTCAACCTCATTCTCACGAATCAATATGAACGCTTAAATTTTCCGGACTTCGGAGCTAACATACGACCTCTGATTCATGAGCTCGGATCCTCGGACGGAGACGAAGAGGCGATGCAGAGGATCGGTCGTGCTGTCAAGAAGTACATGCCGTTCGTGAACCTCGAGAATTTTATAGTCACACCGGAAGATTCTGAGCGCAGCGCAACTGCGAGAATCAAGATGGTGATTACTTATTCGGTGCCAAACGCGAACCTGGTAAACCAGTCGATAGGCATCACATTCAACTTTTCTGGATGATAGATGGCAGGCGATCAGCAACTTAAGAACCTGAGAAACAGAACATACCTCGCTAAAGATTTCGATTCATTTCGAAATGATCTGCTGAGGTACGCTCGAACGTATTTCGGGGATAAGATTCAAGATTTCTCAGAACCAAGCTTGGGCGGCTTACTGCTTGATATGGCAGCATCCGCTGCTGATAACATGTCTTTCTATCTAGACCACCAGTTCAGAGAGACAGCATGGTCAACGGCAGTTGAGCCTGTGAATCTGTCAAGGATGGTGAGAGAGTCAGGAATTAAGCCGAAAGGAGCGTCGCCAGCTGTAGTTAAAGCTTCGATGTTTGTCGAGGTTCCAGCTAAGCTGGTGAATAGTTCCTATGTTCCTGATAATGACACTTTACCAAAAGTCATTCAGGGAACGCAGCTAATCTCGAACAGCAACATCTCTTTTGCAGTCGTAGAGGACGTTGATTTTGCTGAAGTTGACAGGCTGGGAAATCTGAGAGGTAAGTACGTAGTTGGAAGTACTGACGCTTCTGGTAATCCGACCACATTCATCGTCAGACGTGAGACCACATGCATCTCAGGTCGGGTCACATCTGAAACTTTCACCATCGGATCGACCCCGCAACCATTTCTAACGCTGTCCCTCACGAACACCGACATCAGCGAGATAATGAGCGTTGTTGATGAGTCCAGCAATCAATACTACGAAGTTCAGACTCTCAGTCAGGACACGGTCTTTAAAACTTTCCCCAACATGTCGTCAGACTCCGAAGAAGTTCCAAGATCGATCGAGGTGATACCTGCACCGCGCAGGTTCGTTCATAGCGTAGATCCGTTGACCCGTCTATCAACGCTTCAGTTCGGGGGAGGCACATCGTTAACAACGCAGGACGATTCCATACCGGATCCAGAAACTCTTGCGTTACCTCTGTACGGCACAACAACTCTTAGCAGATTTTCGATAGATCCAAACTCCCTGCTGCAAACAAAGACACTCGGCGAAGCTCCAGTTAACACGACGATAACCGTCACCTATCGTCACGGTGGCGGAACAAGTCACAATATTGCGTCGAAGACATTGCGCGGTGTTGTTGGGTTACGGATGGAATTTCCGGATGCTTGCTCCGCTACTGTAGCACGCTCTGTGAGAGCTTCTTTCGATGTTCGAAACGATCAACCTGCATCAGGAGGAGATGCAGCTCCGACTCTAGAAGAGTTGAGAGCTCAGATACCTTCTGCAAGAACTCAGCAGGACAGAATAGTGACGAGAGAGGATTTGATATCCCGAGTGTACACGCTTCCGA